GAAAGAGTTCGATAGGGGTGGAGTTGTTACCGTTGAAGTTCTTGATGATGAATTCCCCACATCCTGTAAGATGTGTAAGGCGAAAAATGGAAGAATCTGGACACTCGGCTATGCGTTGCGGCGAGAGAATCGGCTAGAGCATCCTAACTGTGTAAGAAAATTTAGGCCGATTGGAATTGCTGCTGCTCCATATCGAGACATTCTGCATCCCGCAGATGAGTGATCTTCATTCAATCTACCCATTCCTAAGTAGCCGAAGCTAGCTATAATATACACAGTTAGAGAAACCCCAACACTTGGAGGTGTTATCATGGGTGATGAGATCACTCAACTCCAAAAGGCGCTTGAAGAACTTCAAGGTGCCGTAGTGGGTCTCTCCTCACGGGAATCACTTTCTGGAGTTCATAAGCAGGCGGTTTCGCCGTATCCCGCACCTGGAGTTGGCGCGCCGGCTGATGATCGTCGAGTTCCTGCTCCGCCCGGGCCCCGGTCGGACGAGGAAGCAGGCGGTCTAACCAAGGCTCTGGAAAAGTTTTCCGAATCAAATACTGCTGTGCTAAAAGCGGTTAATGCTCTGTTAGCCAAGCAGGATGAGGAAGAGAAGAAACGCGAGGAAATTGCAAAGGCACGGCTAGGCCGTGTTCGCAAACTCCGGGAGATAAGGAACCAAGCAAAAGAGAAGACCGAAGATAAGAAGGAACTCGAGAAGATGATCGAGTCCGCCGTCGCCAAAGCCCTCGGCAAGCCCGAGGATGAGGAGATGGAGAAGCAAGGCAAGGAGAAGGAAGAAGATTCGCCTTATCCAGCTGCCAAGAAGATGAGGAAGCAGGCGGCCGGCGCCGGGGTCGGGCCACATGCTGAAGAGAAGGGTGAGGGCGATGAGCTCTCCCGCGCCGAGCTCAGTGCTATGGGTAAGGCATATGAAGAGGAGGAAGTGGAGAAGCAAGAAGACGAGGAAGATGAGGTTGAAAAAGCTGTGGCAGCTGCACTCGGTAAGCAACCCGAAGAGGACGAGGAGATGGAGAAGCAGGAAGATGAGATCCCTGAGGATCTCAAGAAACTGCTTGAATCTCGTGGTTTCTCGCTGTCAGGTGATTTCAATCCTAGCAGCCAAGTGGAGAAGGCAAGGCTCTTGAAGAGTATGGGTTATCGGCCCATGCCTGTTACTCAAGGCCTCCCTTATGAACCGAGGTCCGCTGGACGTGGTGATGGTTCCACCCTGGGCGATGTCGTAGACAAAGTCAAGGGAATGACTTGGAGCCAGATCAACCAGTTTCGGACCAAGGTAGGAGCGTGGTAAGATGCCTAAGGGAAATCTGAAAACACTACTGGGATTCCTTGAGCAGCAAGCGCTCATTCATGGTCCACTTGGCAAGTTCTATCATGTTCCTCTGCGTAAAGCAGACGACTTCCTCGGTCGAACTGATTTCTTCACTGCTGTTTATGGTGAAAAGGTGTGGGATACTCTGCAGAGCCAAACCCGGTTCTGGAATATGATCCGCAGAGTTCCTTGGGGCCCAAGAACAGGCTGGCGCAATCGCGACCAGCGTAACGCTTCAACTAAACCGATTGTTGGCTCTGGTACCCTGCCAGATATCGCAAAGGCTAACTACCGGAACATTGAGGCACTGCCGAAGTCGATCGTTACCATGCTTGGTGTCGATCACGAAGCGCAGTTCCTCTCTGGTCTAGAGGGTGGCATTGGCGATGCTCTGTCGCAGGAGCAGAACTGGGCCGAGATCGATCATGTGAAGGATGTCAACCAGCAACTGTTGGCATCAGCTCATTCGGTTGTGACTACCGGTGGCGCCTCGGGTGTTGCCGCAGTCAAACCGTTTGACAATCTCCGTGTCGGTGATACGATTTATGAAGCCAACATGGGTGGCACTAACACGACCGCTGTTATTACCGAGATCAGCGCTGCGGGTGTACTAACCTACACTCCGGCTGGTACTGGTGATGATATGGTGGACGGCAACATGGTCCACGTCAAGGCACGTGCTGGTTTCACCTCCCTGGACGATGTTATTGAAGTTGATGGTCGAACGTACGTCGGAGCCAACTCTGATGATGCGGACTGCTACAACCTCACGACTCGAACTGCTGACACCTACGCCGCTGCAACCGTTTTGGACAACGACGGTACTGCGCGTGATATCTCAACCGATCTTCTGGATGAAGCTATTCGTGAAGTTCGTCTGAATGGCGGCGAGCCCGATCTAATTGTTACCGGCCTTGAGCAGGTTGACAATATCGCGGCTTTGCTCCAAGCTCAGCAACGATTCATGGATTCAGGTGAATTCCGTGTGAAGGTTGGTACTGAGGAGACCCTGCCTGGCTTCCGAACCGGATTCAATCTGGCCACCTACAAGGGTATCCCCGTCTTTGGTGATCCGGATTGCTCCAAGAGCTTTACGGAACCTGGTGTCGATATCGGGTCCAACGTCTATGTGCTGGATACACGCTTTATTGAAATTGCGGTAGCTCAGATGACTCGGTACTTTGAGTCACGAGACTTCCTGCAGAACAATGCGCTAGTGTATGAAGGCATGTTCTGGACGATGGCCGAACTCCGAGTGGTCGATATCACGAAGCAAGCGAAGATCGTTGACCTGAACGCCACGGTGACCGTCTAAGTTCTAACTACACGGTAACTGTTGCCTAGTGAATGTGGGAGGCAGCCTAGGCTGCCTCCCACATTCACTAGGCAACAGTTACCGTGTAGT